TTTGTTTTCTATTTCAAAGCCTATTGTCAATCTAGGATTTGCATCATGTAATAATGATGTGTCAATCTCGCCTATATATTCAATAGGCGTATCGTCTTCGTCTGTATCTTCGTTACCAGAATAGATAACAAAATCTAATTCTGTGTCTTCCCCATAAGATTTTAACTCTTCAATTAGTTCTTTTATTTTCATTGTTTTCCCTTTCGTTAGTTAGTTAATCGCATAGCATATTTAATAACTTGCTTTGCTTGTTGTTTATTATCAACAAATATAAATCTATTCTTATCGTAAGAATAATTTAAAAAGTTGGATAATTCTTTTTTATTAAACTTAGCTACAGTCTTTGTTTTATAATCTATAATGTACATGTTATATCCTTTCGTTAGTAGTTAGTTAGTTTAAAGTATTCATCTAGATATACTAGCAAGTGCATTGAAGCATAGCCAAGTAGAATAATTAGAGCTGTTGCAATCAATGCTTTTAAGTCTGATCTATTAAACATTATGCAACCTTTTTTGTTTGTTCGTTTTTTTTTGGCAAAAGTCTATCAACATAATATTGAAAATCTTCAGCGTGTTCCCAAGTTTCAATAAAGTTAGACAACCAAGTTTTTTGACTATCAGTTAAATTAGGATAGCCAAAATAAATTTCATCAGCACTACCCCTATCTGTTATTTTTTCTTTATCTAACCAATCATTATAAATTGTAGATAGTTGATTAAGTACATCCATATTATACATCCTTTCTATTTATTATTTTAAATTTACCATTAATGCTTTGTTGTAATTCATCAGCATTAGAATCAAAAACTAGGCAATTATCCCACTCGTTTAAGTATTCATATTTGTTTTTTAATTTAACAAATATATGTTGGTAATTGTTTCCACTTTCTTTTTTTATAACTGTTCCCACATCATTAAAAATAATATGAGATCTCAAAATTGTATGTTCATGATTTTTTAAATCAATTACATCCCCAACTTCTATTTCTTTTATTTGTTTTATCATTTTGCACCTTTCATTTTTTATATTTATTTTTATACTATTGTTAATAACCAATTTGTCAATATATTAATTGTTTCTATAAATGTAATAATCAGTTCCATTTATAAATTCACAATTTTCTTCATGATCGTATGAAGCAATGAAATGACCACGACCATCAGCACAAATTGCATCATCAACAAAATGATCAAAGTCTTTTATTAATGATCTAATTGCTTCGTTGCTATTTTCATGAAGTTCTTGAAGTTTTTTTATAACCTCTTCTTCTACTTCAGCGTGTGCTGCAATAAAATCAGATCTAAAAAAACAAACGCTTTCTTTAATGTAGTTATAAACAGCTTCATCAGCTTCTTGATCAGTATAGACTGAGTAGTCTTCCATACTATTAATTGCTTCATCAATAGAGCAATCAAGATGTTTTGCTAGTGCTTCTATTTTTTCTTGTTCTGTTTTATCTACTGTTTTTACTTGTGTCATTTTATTACCTTTCATTATTTGTTGTTGATAGCCTTTTAGGTTATAATAATAATAATGTAAATAGTAAAAATAAATAAAAATATTAAATAATTGATTTTATTATCTTTTATTTTTAAAGCGTTATTTTATGCGATTAAAAGAAAAGGAAGACAAAAAGAAAAGATATATAGAAAAGAAATAACCTTAGATTGTATTAGATAAAACATTTAAGCAACCAATTAAAAACAATAAACGAAACAAAACCTTTAATTGTGTGAGTAAGTGTGTTGCATTTATAACACAAAAATAGTTGCAATATTACAACACATCCACGTTAAATTAAAATGTGTGTATGTAGTCGGATATCTACTATAAGTTGTTTAATAGTTTGAAGTGATAATAAAAAGTTATCGGATCAAACGCTGTAGAAATAGCCATTAGTATATTTTGACATTGGCACCCCCCCTATGCACCTGTAGGTTGTCGCCAAATGAATATATATATACATGGGACTTGAGAACTCACTTACAGCCATAGTCAGTTTTGCCACAAATCTCACCACACACAAAATCCAAAACACAATACCACCTATCCCCATAAACAACCCACCCCTTTTTCCTTTGCCTGACCAACCTTTTTATATATTAGTAAAATACTATTAGTAGTATATGAACAGAACTATGCACCAAGATGATGACGACTATTATAATGCTAACGTCAAAGCGATAGTATTTATTGAAAGAGATAATAGTATAACAGTTAAGTTTACAGGTTTCCAAGACAAAGAACATTCAGCCATATTCAGTTCATGGTTAATGATGTTATTGAATATTGAGAATGCAATCATAAATGATAGCCAATCTAAATCTATTCATTAATTATGCTAACGCCAATTACTGAAACAATTATAAAAGCAAATAACGCAGAATATAAAATTCCTTATTTACCCAGAAGAGAACAGACAAGATTACATTTTAAACTAATGAAGAAAAGATGGTCTGTATTAGTCTGCCACAGAAGGTTTGGCAAAACAGTATGCATGATTAATCATCTACTAATGTCAGCTCTAAGATCAACAAACAAGAATCCAAGATTTGCTTATATAGCACCAACATTCAAACAAGCTAAATCTATTGCTTGGGATTACATGAAACAATACACAACATTAATACCGGGAGTTAAGTTTAATGAAACAGAACTACGTTGTGATTTACCTAATGGTTCAAGAATAACATTATTAGGTTCAGAGAACTCAGATGGATTAAGAGGTATCTATCTTGATGGTTGTGTCATTGATGAGTATGCAAACATACAGGGTAAGTTATTTACAGAGATTATACGACCAGCATTATCAGATAGAAAAGGATGGTGCGTATTTATTGGAACGCCACAAGGAACAAACAATAACTTCTATGAATTATTCCAACATGCACAAGGCGATAAAGAATGGTTTCATTACAAAGCTAAAGCATCTGAAACTAAAATAGTAGATGATGCCGAATTAGAAGCTGCTAAAAAAGTAATGGGAGAAAAGAAGTTTCAACAAGAGTTTGAATGCGATTGGATCGCCAATATAGAAGGTTCTGTTTATGGAGATATTATTGCTAAGATGGAAGATAAAAAACAATTAACTAGAGTTCCTTTTGATCCTGCTTTACCAGTAAGCACAGCATGGGATCTAGGAGTGTCAGATCATTCAGCAATTATATTTTTCCAACAGTTTGGTAATAGTATTAATATTATAGATTACTATGAAGAAAAGGGAGAAGGATTACCTCATTACATACAAGTGATTCAGAGTAAGGATTATATTTATAAAGATCATTATGCACCCCATGATATTGAAGTTACTGATTTTAGTAATGGTAAGACCAGAAGAGAAGTGGCTTATTCTTTAGGAATTAGATTTAAAGTAGTTCCTAAGATTCCATTAGAGGATGGTATCCACGCAACAACAATGATACTACCAAGATGTTTTATTGATACAGATAGTTGCAAAAAACTTATAGATGCGTTAAGACACTATCACAGGAAGTATATAGATAAAAACAGAATGTTTAGATCTAAGCCTGTACATGATTGGAGTTCTCACGCTTGTGATGCTATGCGTTACCTCGCAGTTGGACTTCAAGAATTAAACACTAGACAATCAGCTCCGCAAAGTATAGCTGATAACGAATATAGGATTATTTGATTATGGGATTCTTATCGCCAAAAATGCCAAGTTTGCCACCTGTGCAACCTTTGCCTGAACCGCCTAAAGCAGAACTAAGTCCAGAAGAAGAAAGAGAACTTCAAGAACAACAAGCTGCTATTGAAAGAAGACGTAAAGGTAGAGCATCAACTATTTTAACTTCTCCATTACTTGAAGAAGCAACAGTAGAAAAGAAAACTTTATTAGGAAGTTAATATGATATTAGAATTTTTAAAAAAGAAAGTAGAAAAAGTTTACGCAGAAGTTGTTAAAGAAGAAATTAAACAAGAAGTTAATAATGAAACTAAATCTGAAACTGTAAAAGAAACTGTTTTAGAAAGTAAATCATCTTTAACTAAAGGAGAATAATATGGGTGGACCAATACCAAATCCTTTTCAATCTAGACCATCACCTCCACCACCTGCTCCAGTAGCTGCACCTACTACAGCTGAAGTATCTCAATCAACTACATCAGCAACTGAAACAGAAACTGTAAAAAAAAGACGTAGAGGAAAATCACCAACAATTTTAACAAGTGCTATGGGAGTTGAGCAAGGTGCTACGTTAGGTACAACAAGTTTACTTGGTCAATAAATAAATGGCACAAACAGATTTATCTAAAGAACTTTTAAAAAGATTTGGCAAACTAAAAGCACAACGTCAAAATTGGGAATCGCATTGGCAAGAAGTTGCTGATTACATGATGCCAAGAAAAGCAGATGTAACTAAGACTAGATCTAAAGGAGATAAAAGAACTGAATTAATATTTGATTCTTCTCCACTACATGCTGTTGAATTATTATCAGCATCACTTCATGGTATGCTTACTAACCCTGCAACACCATGGTTCTCATTAAAATTTAAAAACATAGACATGATGGATGAAGATGTTGCTAACGAATGGTTAGAAGACACTACAGAAAAAATGTATGAAGCATTTAATAGATCAAACTTCCAACAAGAAATATTTGAATTGTATCATGACTTAATTACGTTTGGTACAGCTGCAATGTTTATTGAAGAAGATCCAGATGATGTTGTTAGATTTTCAACAAGACACATTGGTGAAATTTATATTTCAGAAAATAATAAAGGAAGAATTGATACAGTATTTAGAAAATTTAAACTTGCAGCTAGATCTGCAATAGTTCAATTTGGTGAAAACAATGTATCATCTAAATTATTAGGTATTGCAAATAACGATCCTTATGAAGAAGTTGAAATACTTCATGTTGTTTATCCAAGAGATAAATATGATCCTAAGAAAAAAGATGCTGCAAACATGCCATTTGCATCTTGTTATATTGAAGTAGATTCTAAAGAACAAATTTCTGAATCTGGTTTTAATGAATTCCCATACGTTGTTCCACGTTACTTAAAAGCATCATTTGAAATCTATGGCAGATCTCCTGCTATGACTGCTTTACCAGATGTTAAGATGTTAAATGAAATGTCTAAGACAACTATTAAAGCTGCACAGAAACAAGTTGATCCTCCACTATTAGTTCCTGATGATGGATTTATATTACCAGTAAGAACAGTACCGGGTGGATTAAATTTTTATAGAGCTGGTACAAGAGATAGAATTGAACCATTAAACATTGGTGCAAATAATCCATTAGGTTTAAACATGGAAGAGCAAAGAAGAGGTGCTATTAGAGATGCATTCTATGTAAATCAATTAATGATGCAGAATGGTCCACAGATGACTGCAACAGAAGTTATTCAACGTAATGAAGAGAAGATGAGATTACTTGGTCCAGTTCTTGGAAGATTACAATCAGAATTATTAAGACCATTAATTGATAGAACTTTTGCTATTATGCTTAGACAAAAGTTATTTAGAAAAGTTCCTGACTTTTTATCTGGCAAAGATATTCAAATTGAATATGTGTCGCCTCTTGCTAAAGCACAAAGATCTTCTGAACTACAATCTATTATGAGAGCTATTGAAATATTTGGATCATTATCAAATGTTGCTCCAGTATTTGATTATGTTAATATTGATAATCTAGTAACTCACTTAGCTGAGATTGTTGGAGTTCCTGCTAAAGTATTAAATTCAAAAGCAGAAGTTAATGCTATGCGACAACAGAAACAACAACAACAAGATCAACAAATGCAAATGCAACAGTTACAACAACTAGCTCAAGCTGGTGGTCAAATTGCACCACTTGCTAAAGCACTACCAGAGGAAGCCAAGGCATTAGTAGCACCACAAGAATAACAACTGAAAGGAAAATAAATGGAAGAGAATCAATTAAATCAATTAAAAGAATTTTATAAATTAGTATTTGAGTCAGACGAAGGTAAGAAAGTTATGTCTGATTTAGAAAAGAGATGCCACTATAATGCTACCACAAATGTAAGAGGTGATAGTCATGAAAGTGCATATATGGAGGGACAACGCAGCGTTCTTCTATTTATTAAAAACATGCTGCTTAATGACAAACTAAAAGGAAAATAAAATGTCAGAACAAATACAGACAACTGAGGTAACTCAGCCTGTTGCGACTGAACCAACAAAAGAAACAACAGCAACAGTAACACAATCAACAACACAATCCACACAACCTGTATCTTGGAAACAATCTATATCTGAGCAATACAGAACAAATCCAAACATAGAAAAGTTTACAGAAATTGATGCACTAGCTAAAAGCTACATCAATGCTGTATCTATGATTGGTACAGATAAGATTCCATTACCGGGAAAGACTGCAACAGACGAACAGTGGAATGAAGTTTATAATAAATTAGGTAGACCAGAGTCGCCTGATAAATATAAATTAGAACTTAAAACTGATGTAGCTCCTGTTGATGAAAATGTAATCAAAGGCTTTGCACAGAATGCTCACAAGCTAGGTTTAAATAATAAACAAGCTCAAGGCATTTTAGAATTCTATAAAAATACATTAGAATCTTCTGCAAAAGAAATGTCAGTGAATATGGAATATGCTCAAGAACAAGCTGCTAATGAACTTAGATCAGAGTGGGGTAGAGCTTATGATGATAACTTAAGAAAAGCATCTGCTGTTGCTAAGACTTACTTAGAACCAGAACTTCTAGATACTCAATTAAGAGATGGTTCTAGACTTGGAGATAATCCTAAGATTATAAAAGCATTTGCTAACATTGCTAATCTACTTTCAGAAGACAAAATTGTCGGTGCTGAAGGTAATGAAGCAATGCAGCCTAGAGATATTGAAGGCGAAATAAGACAATTAACTACAGATAGACAAGGTGCTTATTGGAATAAAATGCACCCAGATCACCAAAAAGTAGTTAATCAGGTGTTAGCTTTAAGAGAAATGCTACACGCATAAAATTATATATTGTAAATATTTTAATTTTATAATAGTACACAACTAATAGGTGGTCATAAAACAATCATCTATTAGTTGTGGGACAATTCCAAAAGAACCTCACATGACACTAGGAAAGACTTGAGTCTAACAGACTTTAAATGCAAGAGAGCCTATTGAATAAATGGAGAACTTCTCTGATTGTTTTAAACTTTGTTAATTCGTCATGTGGATGAATTAACTTTAATTACAAATGGAGATAAAAAATAAATGTCTACACAAATAACTACAGCATTTGTAGAGCAGTACTCTGCTAATATACAAATGTTATCTCAACAATCTGGATCTCTTTTAAGAGATAAGGTTAGAGTTGAGTCAGTAGTAGGTAAAAATGCTTTCTTTGATCAAATCGGAAGCGTTACTGCTACAGTAAGATCAAGCCGACATTCAGATACTCCACAGGCTGATACTCCACATTCAAGACGTAGAGTTTCTCTTGTTGATTATGAATTCGCTGATCTAATTGACGATCTAGATAAAGTAAGAATGTTAGCAGATCCAACTTCTTCTTATGCACAAGCTGCTGCTTACGCAATGGGAAGAGCTATGGACGATGCTATCATCGCTGCTGCAACTGGAACTGCATTCACTGGCGTTGCCGGTGGAACATCAACTGTATTGCCAAATGGACAAAAAATCCTAGAAGCAGGTACAGCTGGTTTATCAGTTGCTAAATTAAGACAAGCTAAGAAAATCTTAGACTTAGGGGATGTAGATCCTTCTATTCCAAGATTTATCGTAGTTGGTCCAAAACAAATCGATGACTTATTAGGAACAACTGAAGTTACTTCAAGCGACTTTAACACTGTTAAAGCACTTGCTATGGGTGATATTAATTCATTCTTAGGATTTAACTTTATCGTTTCTAACAGATTAAACTTAGCAAGTTCTAAGAGAGATTGTATCGCTTTCGCACAAGATGGTATCCTTCTTGCTGTAGGAAAAGATGTAACTGCTAGAATTGATGAGAGATCTGATAAAGGTTACGCTACTCAAGTTTACTATTCTTCAGCATTCGGTGCTACAAGAATGGAAGAAGCTAAAGTAGTTCAAATTCAAGCATACGAAGCGTAATATACGCATTTGGTGGGGAGCAATCCCCACCATCTTACAATGAAAAAACTAAACGAAATAAAAACAATTTTACATTTCCAAAATAAAGATTATATCTATCGTTATGTTTTAGTTGATAGATTTAAACATACATCAACTACACATCATGGTTTTGATAAAGATCTGGAATTAACAGAAGCTGAGATATTTGCTTTAGTTAAACCTAGACAATTAAGACGCAAATATATTATAAAGAAAGACTAACATGGCAAGTATAGTAGAAATTTGTAATGGTGCTTTAAATCAATTAGGTGCATCAACAATCTTATCACTTACAGAAGATTCTAAGAACGCAAGACTTTGCAATGCAAGATATGCAAATGTTAGAGATGCAGTATTCAGACATCATCCTTGGAACTGTTTACAAAAAAGAATTCAATTAGCATCAGACACAGCAACTCCAGCTTGGGGTTACACATATCAATATACATTACCATCTGACTGCTTACGCTTATTAACAATATTAGATTATGATTATGATTATAAAGTTGAAGGTAGAAAAATTCTAACAAATATAAATTCAATGAAAATTTTATACATTGCTAGAATTGAAGATCCAAATGAATATGATGAACTATTAAGAGAAGTAATATCTTCAGCACTAGCTGCTGATATCGCTTATGCTATCACATCTTCTAATCCTGTAGCACAACAAATGTATTCACTATACCAAGAGAAATTAAAAGATGCTAGATTTGTAGATGCTACTGAGGGACAGAATACATTATTAGATAATGGTTTAGCAGACATAATAGACGCAGGTTCATTCATTAACTCAAGGTACTAAGCAATGGCACGAGTTGCGGTACAATTAACAAACTTCACTGCTGGAGAATTATCACCACGTTTAGATGGTAGAAATGATTTAGCTAAATATGCATCAGGTTGTAAGACATTACAAAACATGGTTGTCTATCCTCATGGATCTGCAGCTAGAAGACCGGGAACAACATTTGTTAGAGAAGTAAAAGATAGTACAAAAAAAACTAGACTTATTCCTTTTGAATTTTCTACAACACAAACTTACATTTTAGAATTTGGTAATCAATATATTCGCTTTTATAAAGACAGTGGAATTATATTATCAGGTGGTTCACCTTATGAAATATCTACACCTTATTTAGAAGCAGATCTTCCTAATTTAAAATATGCACAATCAGCAGATGTAATGTACATTTGCCATCCAAATTACGAACCTAGAAAATTATCTAGAACTGGACATACATCTTGGACTTTAACAACAGTTGCATTTGATCATGGTCCAATGCTTGATCATAATATAACAACAACAACATTTAATGCTTCTCATACAGGAGTTGGAACAACATCAACTATCACAGCTTCATCAACAACAGGTATAAATAATAACACAGGCTTTCAATCAACTGATGTTGGTAGATTTATTCACATACATGGATCATCAGGATTACTTAAAATAACATCAGTAACAAGCACAACAGTAGTAGTTGGAACAGTTTTACATGATCTAGGTTCATCAGCAACAACAACTGATTGGTCATTAGGTGCTTGGTCTGGAACAACTGGTTATCCTTCTTGCGTATCTTTCTATGAACAAAGATTAGTATTTGCAGGAACAACAACTCAACCACAAACATTATTCTTTTCTAAGTCTGGTGATTATGAAAACTTTGATGAAAATTATCATGGCACAGTAGCAGATGATGATGCAATAACTTACACGATTGCTTCTAACCAAGTTAATGCAATTAGATTTTTATCTGCAACAAGAACTTTAATTGTAGGAACAGTAGGTGGTGAGTTTTCAGTATCAGGAGGTGGTACAGATGATCCTGTAACTCCAACAAATATTTTAATTAAGAAACAATCTAACCATGGTTGTGCAAATTTAGATGCTATTCCAGTAGGTAACGTAACTTTGTTTTTACAACGTGCTAAAAGAAAGATTAGAGAACTAGCTTATAACTTTGACGTAGATGGTTATGTTGCACCAGACATGACTATTCTTGCTGAGCATATTTCTGAATCAGGAATTAATCAAATGTCATACCAACAAGAACCTAATCAAATTATTTGGTGTGTAAGAGAAGATGGAAGATTAGTTGGTTTAACTTATCAAAGAGAACAACAAGTAGTTGCTTGGCATCAACATATATTTGGCGGTGCATTTGGTGCAGGTATTGCTGTGTGTGAATCTATTGCAACAATTCCAACAGATGACAAAGAATATCAAACATGGGTTATTATTAAACGTACAATTAATGGATCAACAAAAAGATATGTTGAATATATAAATACATTTGATTTTACAGAAACAGATAACACAACATTTAATTTCTTAGATTCATCATTATCTTATTCTGGAGCTTCAACAACAACTATATCAGGCTTATCTCATCTTGAGGGACAAACTGTATCTGTTCTAGCTGATGGCTCTACTCATCCAGATAGAGTTGTATCATCTGGCTCAATTACTTTAGCAAGACCATCAACTAAAGTTAAAGTTGGTTTATCATATACATCATTATTACAAACTATGAGAATAGATGCTGGAGCTCAAAATGGTACATCACAAGCTAAAACAAAAAGAATATTTAATATATCATTAAGATTATTTGAAACAGTAGGTGTTGAGGTTGGATCAAATTTATCTAATATGGAATCAATACCATTTAGATCTTCTGCGACTCCTATGGATCAAGCTATCCCAGCATTTACAGGTGATAAGGAAATAGAGTTTAGAGGTAACTATGAAACAGATGGTTTTATCTATGTAAGACAAACTCAACCTTTACCTTTAACAATTTTATCGTTATATCCTGAACTGGTAACAAATGACTAATAAACTAATTATAATTCCTTATAAACAAAATCATGGTAAAATAATCATGCAATCACAAATGAACCATATGCTTACTCAAAAAGATGCAAAGTTTATTATTAATGATACCAATAAAGAATGTATGGATTTAGAACAAGAGCATTTAGCATTTACAGGATTAATTAATGATGAAGTAATAGCTGCAGCAGGTATGAAAAGAATATGGGGTAATGTTGCTGAGGGTTGGTTTATTGCTAAAAAAGAAGTTTGGAATTATCCTATAACTATTGCAAAGGCTGTAAAGCAAAATATAGATTATCTTGCAACATCTAATAATATTAAAAGATTACAAACAGCAGTTAGAGCTGACTTTGGAATTGGAATTAGATTTGCTAAATGGTTAGGATTAGAAAATGAAGGGTTAATGAAACACTATGGCTTTGATGGTAGTGATCATTACAGAATGGCAAGGATATATTAATGGGACTAGAAACAGCTTTAGCAGTAGGATCATTTGGATTAAGTGTTGCACAAGCACAACAACAAAGTGCTACTGGTAAATACAATCAAGCTATACAAAATCGTAATGCACAAATTGCAGAGCAAGAAGCTCAGCAAATTGAAAAGCAAAAAGAATTTGATATAGCAAGATTTGATAAAAATTTTGCACAACTACAATCACAAACAACAACTAGAATTTTAAAATCTGGTGTAGAATTAGGTGGAACTGGATTAAAGATATTAAGAGCTAATGCTGAGGAAGCAGAAGTTGAAAGAAATACTATAACTTATAACTCGCAAGTTGCTGCAGCACAAAGAAGAGAAGCTGGTAACTTATATAGAATACAGGGACAGTTTGCTAGACAACAAGGAAAAGCTGCTGCAATGACAACCTTATTTAAAGGTGCTACAACATTTGCAGGATCTTCTGCTGGTAAAAGTTTATTATCAAACATTCCAAATCCTTTTGCAAATAGAGATTTAACAGCAACTGAAGGATCATTTTAATGCCAAAGATTCCTACATTTGAAGCAGAACAAAGACCAACAGCACAAGTTCCATCTATTGGAGCTCAGTTTCAAGTTCCAGTTGAAAAAGCTGGATCTCAATTTGGTGCAGTTGCCGGTGTATTAGATGCTGCATCAGAATATTATGCAAGAGAACAAGCTATCAAAGATAAAACTGAAGCAACTAAAAACTATTTAGAATTAGATTTAGAATTAGATAAGATTGAAAAAGGTGCTATTCAAAATATAGATCCTTCTCAAGCAACAGATACTTTTAAACAACAGTTTGAATTTTTAAAAAAAGAAAAGATTTCTAGTATGCAAAACAAAGCTGCTGCCAAAATATTAGAAGATAAATTAAATCTAGAGTTTGTAACAAGATCTGCAAAAGTAACTAAAGGATCTAGAGATCAATTAGATATACAATTTAATAATACTTGGAATACAGAGCAACAATCTCTTATGTCTAAATATTTTTTAACAACAGATGAAAATGAAAGAAATATTTTAAAATCACAAATTGATAATAATATTGTTAATAGAAATTTTTATACCAATGATGGTCCAATAAAATTGCAAGAAGATTTAAAGAAATCAAATGCTTCAATGTTTGAAATGGGTATTGATATGGATTTTGCTAAGAAAGATTACAAAACTGCATTAACAAAACTTCAAGATATAGAATCAAGCAAATTCTTAACTGCTGAAAAAAGAATGGAATTATATAAAAAAGGATTTAAAGAATTCCAAGATGAAATTAAAATTGAAAACGCAGCACAAGTTATTGAAAATGAATTAGGATTTCTTGCTAAATCTGGTCAGCTTAAAGATTTAAAAAAAGAAGATCTAGAAAAAGCAATGGTAGTTGTTTCTCAAAGAAAAAAATCAGATGGAACACCTTTATATACACAGCCACAAATAACACAATTATCTATTAGAAATAATATTTCAAATCCAATACAAAAAGAAGCTATTAGATCTGGTTATGTAAATATTGGTTTGACTGGTAATGAACAAATGCTTGAAGCTGGGTACAAAACTTATAGAACATATATAGATCAAGGTGGTAGAAATTTTTTAGAAACAACAATGAATCTTGAAAAAAAAGAAATTGAATTTTATGACAGATATGATTTTATAAGATCAACTTTAAAGTATACTCCACAACAAGCAGCTGTTGCTATTAGAGATTTAGAAAAAAATATTAATACTCCAGAATATAAATCTAAAATTGTTTCTGATGCACAAATTAAAGCAGCAACAAATAGCGTTCAAAGTAGATGGTTATCAACAGATCCAGATAACATAAGATTTATATCTGATTCAATAACAAGAGTTGCAAATACTGTTTATAAAATAGGTGGAACAGAACAACAGGCTGTTGAATATGCAAAAGAATTTATGAATAAAAATTATAGATTAGATATTTTTGAAAATTTAGTTCCAATTAAACAAAATAGACCAGAGTATCACGATTTATCTGTTAAATTTTATATTGAAAAACTTTGGAATGATGGTGTTATAGATAAAAAAAACAATAATCTTAAAGATTTAATTGCTATTGATGTTGAACCAAATCTATTTAATGATCAAGCTGGTATTAAAATTGTAAATAAAAAGTTTCCATATTCTCCATTAACTACATTCCAAAATGCTCAAGGAGATTTTGATGATAATAAATTTAATTCTTTATATTTAACTCAAGCTGAATTAGAAAAAAAGGTTTATCCTATTGCATCAGATAAAAGATATAAAGATTTTGTAAATAAATATGAGGAAAGAAGAAATACAATAAATTCATTTGCTCTTCCTGAAATTCAATCTGAAGCTGTTAGTTTTGGAAATATACAAAGACAAGATTTTTTAACTAAAGAAAAAAAATAAATAATGAGTAGTGAAAATTTAACTACTAATATTAATTCAGAGCAAACTGCTCAACCGGAATTAATACCATCAGTAGAAACACCAGTATCAGAAACTAAACCAACTGAAACAGTTGCTAATCCTTTAGAAGAAAAACCAACAAGACTTAAATTTAAAGTAGATGAATTAGGATTAAATAAACCAATATCTCAAGTTCCAGATGATGTTAAATATTTTATAGATAAACAACAAGGAAAATTTGACAGCAAATATAATTTCTTTGAAGGATTTTTAAAAGCTACTACCTTAGATAATTTTGCAGTAGTTGCTTACAATAAAGGAGCTGATGTAATTAAAAGTGGATTAAATCCATTTGAACTTGATGATAATTATAGAGTTACTAAAGAACAGTTTGATATTATTGAAACATATCCTCAGCATATGCAAGACGCTTTTCTTGAAGCAAAATCAGAACCTCATTTCTATCACATAAAGAAACAAGCAGATGAAAGACTAGAAATAGAAAATGAAATTTCAAAACTTGGATGGGGTGGTATAGGAGCAAGAATGTTGGCTGCTACTGTAGATCCATTAAATATTCTTTTATCAGTAGCTAGTGGAGGTTTAGTTGCTCCAATAATATATGGAACAAAAGCAGAAAGACTTAGAAGAGCAATTAAGCTCGGATCTATAGTTGGAACTGAAAACGCTTTAATTGAATCTGGATTGTATGCTTTAGATCCACTTAAAAGTGAAGAAGATATAAAGTATGCTTATTATGGTGGTTTTTTATTAGGAGCTCCATTTGGAGCATTAGGAAGAGTTCCGAAGGAAATACAAATTCCTTACAAAAAAATGCACGTTGAGGCTAGTAAACTACTAACTTCTCAATCTGATGCTGAATCTGTTGAATTTGCAAACTTAATAAAAGGAAATGTGAGTGAAGATGTTTTAAGAAGAAGAAGATTGTATCAGGGTGAAGCAAAAAATAAATATGATTTTACTGTAACTGATAATCCTAAACTTCCATCTGTATTAGATGATAATATTGATAATATAGCAAAAGTAGAAGAACAATTTAGAACTGGAACTAAAAAGTTTCTTGGTTTTATTCCAATACCAAGATTTAGTATGTCTGCATCTTTAAATAAATCACAAGATCCATTAATAAGAAAATGGGTTGAGAGAGCAGTGCCAGATCCTATTATTGGATCATCTTCTGGAGATACTATGCTTGAGTTTAAAGAGAGAACTTTAACTGCAATTTTATCAGATTATCATAAAACAAGAGAAGTTGCTTATCGTTCATGGAAAAAATTAAATAAAGATAATACTTCAATGAATCCACATTTAAATAATGAAAGATTTAATGAACTAATGACAGACTTTATTGAACATCCAGAGATGCTTGTTAATTCAAAAGCAATAACAAAAGAAATGCAATTACATGGAAATTATGCATCAAGAGCATTTGATGAAATACTTAGTGTTGTTGCTCAATCAGGAAGAGAAGGTTGGGATGAAATAGCAAAATTAAGAAAAATTAAAAATTACGTTCCTCATGTTCATAGCAAAGTTAAAGTTATTGATGCTGTAAATGAATATGGAATAGATCAAGTAAGATCTATTTACGCAAATGCTGTTAAAGATTTAAAACCAAAATTAGGAGAGAAAGTTTTTAACAGAATGATAAATGGTATTGTTGATACTATCACTTCTAATAAATATTATGGAAGAGAATCAATGTTCTCAAGAGCATTTCAAGGAACAAATGATGCTGCTTTAAGAGAGTTTTTCCAAGATTTAGATTTAGATAAAAATCAAATTGACGAAATTTTTAAACAAATAAAAAAACCAACAGGTAACACATTAGATCCTAATGCTAGACAAAGAATACCATTTGATTTTAATGCTAGAGTTGATGTTAGATCTGTAAGAGATGGTAAGGTTAGATCATTAAGTCTTAAAGATTTAAGCGAAAGAAACTTAGAAAAACTTTTAACAAGATATTCTAATCAAGTTATTGGTCAAGCAGCAATGGCTAGATTTGGTGGATTTAAAAACAATGCTGAATTTGATGCTTTCTTAAATAGATTAAGAGAAAATAATAAATTTAATACTCAATATAAAGACTTTGAAGATCATATGAATATGATTGAAGTTGTTGCAGCATCTCTTCTTGGCAGACAAAATCCTTTAGAACTTAAAGATCCAACTGGACAGACTGTTAGAAGAATAGCAAGATTAATTGGTGATTATAACTTTTTAAGATTATTTGGTCAGGTTGGATTTGCACAAGGTTCTGAATTATTTTCAGCGTTAGCAGAAGCAGGTTGGACAACATCTTTAAAATCAATGCCACAATTAAATACATTGTTTAGCAGACTAAAATCTGGAGATATAAAAATAAATGATCCTTTAATAAGAGAGCTTGAATCTTATGGAGTTGCTACAGGATTAGAAAAATACATGTTCTCACCAACTGCAAGAACTGATTATCAAGGAAATATTCCTATTGAAACTGGTGGAGGTAAATTAGATAATGCAGAAATATTAAGTGGTAAAGCTAAAACTTTTGTTGCAGATATAAGTGGATTACATCCAATGACAATGCTTACTCAAATATGGGGAGCAAAAGCAATGACAACAGCTATAGTTGAAAACATATTAGAACTTTCAAAAAAATTTAGAACTACAGATATTTTTAAAAAATTAGATACTGGAGATATTATTAGATACAGACAATTAGGCTGGACTGAAAAAGAATTTAATGGAATAGCAAAAAGTATTAAAGAATTTGCTACATTTGAAAAAGGATCGTTCAGAGAGTTGCAACTTGATAAATGGGATGTTGAATCAAGAGTTGCTTACACTGTTGGTATTAATAGATGGATAAATCGTGTTGTTCAAAAAAATGATTTAGGATCAATGAACAGATGGTTTACAACTGATTTTGGACAATTGTTAGTTCAGTTTAGAAATTTTAGTATTGTTGCTTATGAAAAACAATTGCTTAATGGATTGTATACTTTAAGTCAAACAAGAGGAACTGATTTTGTAACATATTCAAAATTTATTTCTTCTATGATTGGTGCGTCAATGTTTTATGCAACTCAGATTTATATAAATTCAATAGGAATGAATAATAGAAAAGAATACTTAGATAAACATTTATCTGCTGAAAATTTAGCTAAAGTATCTTTCTTAAGATCTTCTTGGTCTACATTAATTCCTGCTGGACTTTCGCAAATACACTCTCTATTTTCAGATGAAGATTTATTTGGTTATGGAAGAAATACTGGATTATCTACAAGTCTTTTTGGTGGAATACCTACAATTGATTTAATTGATAATACTTATAGTACTATCAAAATGGGAGCTAAATTAGCTTTTGATCCAGAATATACACCATCACAAAGAGATGTTAAAAAAACAGCATCTTTATTTGCATTACAAAATGCTTTGGTTATTAAAAATATTAATAATATGATAGTAGATAATTTTGTAAAATAGTATATAGAAATTAAAATATGACAATATCTTCAACTACAGTTAGAAATAGTTATAATGGTGATGGTTCAACAGCCACGTTTAGTTATACATTTAAGATATTCGCTAATTCAGATTTACAAGTAATCATTCGTTCAGCTAATGGTACAGAAACCATTAAGACATTAACAACTCATTATACAGTATCAGGTGCTGGTAATGCTGGAGGTGGATCTATTACATTCACTGCTGGTAATATTCCAATATCTACTGAAACAGTTGTATTAAGACGCAATCTTCCACAGACACAAGCCATAGATTATATTGCTAACGATCCATTTCCTGCTGAATCCCATGAAGAAGGATTAGACAGAGCAATGATGGCAATTCAACAATTGCAAGAAGAAGTAACACGATCAATTAAATTATCTAAAACAAACACAATGAACTCTACAGAGTTTACTGTAGGTTCTTCAGCTAGAGCTGGAAAGATATTTGGTTTTGATTCTAATGGAGAGTTAGTTGTATCACAAGAACTTGGAACTTATAGAGGAAACTGGAGTGCAGGTGTAACTTATGCTGCAAGAGATATAGTAAAAGATACATCAAACAATAATATTTATTTATGTAATACTGGTCATACTTCTACTGGAACACAACCTATCACTTCTAACGCTGATTCTGCTAAATGGGATTTATTAGTTGATGCTGCTTCTGCAACATCTTCAGCAACTGCTGCCGCTGCTTCCGCTTCTGCAGCTTCTACATCTGCTAGTAATGCTGCTAGTTCTGCATCATCTGCAAGTTCTAGTGCATCTGCTGCAAGTTCTTCTGCCTCAGCTTCTAGTTCTAGTGCCTCAGCTTCCGCTGCTTCTGCCGCTTCAGCTGCATCTAGTTATGATTCTTTTGATGATAGATACTTAGGTGCTAAAGCAACTGATCCAACATTAGATAATGATTCAAATGCATTGATTGATGGTGCTTTATATTTTGACACTACAAACAATGTAATGAAAGTTTATGATCTAGGTAATACAACTTGGAGAAGAACAACTCCAACTACAAGTGATCAAACAAATATTAATACTGTATCTGGTATAGCAGCTGATGTTACAACTGTTGCTGGAATATCAGGTAATGTAACAAGTGTTGCTGGTAATTCATCTAACATTAATTCTGTAGCGTCTAATTCTACAAATATAAATTCAGTAGCAACAAATATTGCTAACGTTAATTCTGTTGCAACTAATATTGCAAACGTAAATAGCGTAGCAGGTAATTCTGTAAATATTAATTCTGTTGCTGGTAACTCTGCAAACATAAATTCTGTTGCATCAAATTCTGCAAACATAAATACAGTTGCAGGTGCTAATGCAAACATTACAACACTAGCTGGTATATCTGCTGACATTACAGCAGTTGCTACTATCTCTGCTGATATTGCTGCTGTTGAAAATAAACTTACAGAAATTCAAGCTGTTGCAAATGATTTAGCTGAAGTTCAATCTGAGATTGATACAGTTGCTAATAATATTACTAATGTAAATAACGTAGGAAATAATATTGCTAATGTTAATACAGTCGCTACAAACATTGCTTCTGTTAATGATGTTTCAACAAACATTGGATCAGTAAATGATTTTGCTGCTAGATACAGAGTAAGTGGTACAGCTCCATCTACAAGTTTAGATTTAGGAGATTTATATTTTGATACTGCTTCTAACACTATGAAGGTTTATTCTTCTGGTGGTTGGATTAATGCAGGTAGTTCAGTTAATGGTACAGCAGATAGATTCAAATATACTGCAACAGCAAGTCAGACTACATTTACTGGACCAGATGATAACTCTGCAACTCTTTCTTATGACGCTGGATTTTTAGATGTTTATTTAAATGGTATTAAATTAGTTAATGGTTCAGACTTTACTGCAAGTAATGGAACTTCAATCGTATTAACAACAGGTGCTGCAGTATCAGATATTTTAGAAGTAGTAGCTTATGGTACATTCCAATTAGCTAACTTTAGTATTACAGATGCCAATGACGTTCCTCCTTTAGGAACTGCTGGACAAGTTTTAAAAGTTAATAGTGGTGCAACAGGTTTAGATTTTGGTTCAAACACAATTACAATAAATGGTAATGCAGTAGCTCTAGGTGGTTCAACTACAATTCAAGTTGGAACATTCCCTACAATTACTTCTATATCACCATCTACAATTACTAATGATGCAACAAGCATTACAATTACAGGAACTAACTTTGTATCTGTTCCAATTGTAGAAGCTGTTAATTCATCTACAGGTGCAATCATTAGAGCAAACTCTGTATCATTTACATCCTCAACTTCTATCAGTGCTAACTTTACAATTACAGTTGATGGAACATATTTTATTAGAATTGAAAATAATGATGGTTATGCTGCAAGATCAACTAACGCATTATTAACTGTATCTGACGCACCAGTATGGTCTACAGCTGCAGGAACTCTTGGAACATTTAGTGGTGGTGGTTCAGTATCAGCTACTGTTGCTGCGACATCTGATTCAGCTGTTTCTTATTCTGTTGTTTCAGGATCTTTACCCGGAGGAACTTCTTTAAATTCTGGTTCAGGTGTGATAAGTGGAACAGAAAGTGGTGCTACTGCTGACACAACTTATTCGTTTACAATAAGAGCTACAGATGGAGAATCACAAACTGCTGATAGAGCTTTCAGCATAACTATAACAGTTGGAATTAACAATGGAG